CAAGCCGTGTGGCTTCCAAGAATTGCGCCTCCGTCAGCCCCACCCAAGGGCGTTGGTAGACTTGGATGTCATCGTCTTCGTCTGCAATGTATCCCGCACTTGTAAGAACAGTTATAGGCTCTTGTGCTGGCTGTGCTGCGGGGTATTCCATCATGCCTGTATCTACATTGAAATACTCGCACTGAAAGCAAGCTCCCTTGCAGTTTTTTAAGTTCGGACATTCCTGTGCCAAGGCTGCTTTGATGGCGGTGATGGCTTCTTTAGATTTCACAATGTACGGCTTGTCATCGCTTAATGCACACTCCAACGCCTCAAGCGCAAGTTTCAATGCTTCTTTCATTCCACCACCTCCTGCTTTGCGGTTAACCCCTCAAGGCGTTTAATCCGTGCCACGTTGTAGGCAACGATGGCGGTGTGGTACTCCATGCTGGACTGGTGACGTAGCTTGGTGCGCTGTGCCTGTATCAGTTCCTCTGCGATAAGTTCGGCGGGGGTTGGCATCACCCAATGGTTTATCAGCCATTCCCATACGTTCTTTAAGTGGTTCATTTTGTGTCTCCTCTTGCTCTGAAATCGTTGGCAAATGCCGAGTTAACCATGTCATATTCTTTTAGCAAATCTTCCACCTTCTCACGCTCGGCTGCTGCTACTAGGGCGGCAAAGGCTTCTGCAAACGCATTGGGTATCTCAAAATCAACGTGGTCAGGAATGCTATTGACAGCCTGTTGAACCATATTCATTAGTTCTTGGTTCATGCTTCCCTCGCTTTCATCATTGCGTCTGCCATTTTGTATGATCCCTCTGCAACTTCGTCAAACCATCTTTGGTCAGCCCGACAACCAAGTTGATCTAGAAATGGTTGCATAGCCTTGGCTGCAAAGTAATCACGCAGGGTCATGCCGTTTTGATGGATTAGTTCTTTTGGTCGGTCAACAATCAAAACCGGAAATGCTGGTATATAGTTCATCTGCATACCCTCCATCCTTTTGGCTTGTCACGAAGCGGCCCATTGAAATTAAGTGTCTCGCGGAACCCTGTGCGGGGGCAGTAACGCCATAGTGTGTATGTCATTTAAATATGCTCCTTGTTAAAACAGTCTTGGTGGGTTCGCACTGCTTAGACTGCGCCTTGGTATCACTGAAATAACCAATGGCAAAGCAGACGGCGACGAACGCCCCTACGCATTTAACAAACGTCATCAGACCGTCCCAAAATCGCTCGAACACGGTTGGGGTTTCTTCGTCTTCAACCAATTGAATTTGTATCTTGCTCATACGAGTACCTCTACTTCACCGCATTGCAATAGGCTCAGGTCGTCGCTAGTGGTGTCCAGAACGCGGTCGATGGCGTCATCCTCGCTGTAGGCAAGTACGTCCACGTTGTAGCGGTGGTTCTTGATTCCCTGCACAGCCACGGTGTATTTGCGTGGAGCCATCAGGTGCTGGATGTCGGCGTTGACCGACTGATTAAATGTTGCTTGATTCATGTCGTTCTCCATAAAGTAATTTAGTTTGTCTAGCCTCGTCATGTTTTCGCTACGATTGGCATCATCTTTTTCTGCCTCCTCTCTTCGTTAATAAGTGCTATAGCTTTGTCCATATCCTTCAGCGTGACCATGCTCATCTGCGCGTCATGTAGTTCTATGATTGTGTTCAGAGCGTTCATCTCTGAAGACTTCATCACAAAGCTGCCTGTCTCTAAGCCACGTTTACCAACACTACGCAACGCTGCTATCCCATCACGAACTACATCAGCGTAGTCCTGACCAAACCCAAGTCTTGCAAACGCTTCCGTTACATTGACCATGGCGATCAAAGTATCTATGTCCCATTTTGTACCTTTTCCTGTGGTTAGCATAGTCAACGCACCGTGATTCTTGATGTTTAGGTCAAGCATGAACGATGTGTAAGAACTGACGCTGCTCATGCTTTCCATAACAAATCCCATGGGATTAAGGAGTACAGGTTTGGGTTTGTATTTTTTAGTAGGCTTCTTATTTTTAGCCATGTTCAGAGTAAGCTCCTACACATTGTTAATGATAGTTGCTTATGTTATTTTCTTAAACAAGATAGTGCCGACTACATCACCACGATGCACGATGTCGTACCAGTCGCCTTCTTTAACCGCACCTCCGCGCTGCATATCGCTGAGCATCACAGTCATAGACCGGCCCAGTGTGGAGATGTAGACAACGCGGTTGGGCTCATCGACCGATAGCCACTCGGCATCCTTGTCGATGTTCACGCCCAGTTCCTCAAACCCGCGCACGAGTTTTGTCTCGATGCGCGTGAGTCGGTTGACCAGTTCTTTGTCAATGTAATTGCTCATAATAATCCTAGGTAATTCATATCGCCACTTTGACCCGTGTACCGAACGGCTCTTGTGGATGGCTGGTACCGATGTCGGCCCAGATCGTAGGGAACGGAGGCTCAGTGCATTCTGATAAGTTGCCTTCCATATCGGTGAAGAAAATCATGCCGCAATAACGCTCGTCGCTGTTGGCGAAGTGCTCGAATACAGGTTGGAACCGAGTGCCACCGCCGCCCTTGGGCCGCAGCATGAGCATGTCGTCGCGCTCGAAACGCTCGGTGTGAGTCACTGCGTAGTCGCAGTACACGACCTCAACAAACGATGGCTGCAAGTCATCAACGATAGCCTGAATCTCGGCAGCGATCTGATTGCACTCGTCTGGCCCCATAGAGCCCGAGGTGTCAAAGCCGATAGCCAAGCCACCCAGTGCGTCAGAGCGCAGCGATGGCAAGTACAGACCAGAGCCGATGAACCTGCGTGATGGCCGTGTGTAGGTGTAGTCAGCAGCGCATGACTCTGTGAGCATAGAGCGGCATACATCCTGCCAGCGCACCATAGGGTCGCCGACTTTGTCCAGCACGCGGTCGATCAGGCTAGACCCCTGTCCGCAGTCCTTAGCCATCTTGGCCGATGCAATGATGGTCGCCTCCATGTCCACACGGGTAGCATCGTCCTGTGCATCCTCGATGTCGCCCTTGCCGTCGAAGCCACCGCCCATGCCATCGTCGTCGTCCTCACTCTCGTCGTCCTCACTCTCGTCGCCGTCACCAGAGCCACCGCTTTGCTGTTGCTGCTGTTGCTGCTGTTGCTTTTGCTCTTTGAGTTTGTTGTACACATATTCAGAACTGTGCTCTTCGCGCACCCAGCCCAGATGCACGCCGCCCTTGGGCAACTGCCAGCCGCGAGACTTGATGTAGGCGTTGATGAGTGCATCGTTGGCGTAGTTCCACATGCGTGGGTCACGACTCTCACGTCGCCACATGTGCATCAGCACCACATGGCAAGCCTCGTGCAGCACAAGGCCGAACAACTCCTCGTCAGTAAGGGGCTCGCACCATGTGGGGTTGAAGCGTACCCATGTGCCGTTAGTGCCAGCAGTGGATACCTTCTCAGAGACCTCGCGCTTGACGCGGGTCATGACTGCTGCGATGAATGCTTCACGCATACCCAGCTTGCTGTACGCAAGGTCGATGCGATCCATAAGTGTTGCCATAATTATCTCCCGTAAATAAGTGAATTAATGTCGCCGTCTTCCAATGCGAAGATTGCTTCGGCGTAAAGTATAGCAGTGTCTATGTCCTCGTGCCAAGTGACATCGTACCCTTGCTTGTAGAACTGGAACTGCAAAGGAATCATTCCGTTACTAGATCGCCTGACATCCCAGTCGTAGATGTTGACATGTGCGTAGCGCCGAGTCTTGCCATCGTACTCAACCCGCGCTACCCACCCATCGTTCTTCTGCTCGAACCATTCGAGTTTTTTTAATCCCATGGGATTACCCTCCATGCTCCAAAGCGAACAGAGATTCAACATACAACTTGGCCGTACTGAACTCTGTGAACTCTCTGATCTCGTCAAAGCTGTTGCGGGTCACGACCCAGCCCGTGCTGTCGAAGGTGAACAAGCCAAGGCTCTTGTACTGTGGGCGCAGCAGGGCGAAAGACTCACGCACTTTGTAAGAGTTACCACGCTTGTACTTGGCCGTGGCTTCTGTGTATGCGGTGTAGACAGAGCCCGACCTATCCCATGCTAGGGTAGGCCTGTCCACAACTGGGTGTTTCACAGTCGCCATGTCAGCGCATGCTAAACGCTGCTTGGTTCGCAATAGCCCACTTGCTGAACGCTGGTGACTGCGTGATGGTGCGGTCGCGTTTGTGAGCCAGCTTGATCGTCAGCGTCTGCACATCACCGGGCATCTGCTCAAGGAACTTCCATGCCTTGTCGAAGTTGCTGGCGTCAAGGCGTGTAGCCAAGCCCATCGCAACGCAGTAGCGCACATTGAGTTCCTTGGGGATAGGCACATCCTTGCCCTTGAGAATGTCCTCAATGCGTGGCATGGACTCCCAGACACGCAAGTGCGTCTCGAAGATCATGGCTGCTTCCTCGCCGACATCGCCCTTGATTACCTCGACACGATCTTGCACTGGCAGATCAAGCTCAATGGTATGTGATACAGCGAACCATGAGCGTGGGCTAGGGAATGGCTTGATGTCACCAGTGGGCTCGAACTTGTGCAGCAGGTCAGGGCGATCTTGCAGCATCGACAGAATCTCAGGGCGGATACCCTTGGTGATGGCGTGGGCAGTGAAGTCGTCGATGGTGGTGCTGACATCAATGTCGTTCATGCGGTTCTGCAACGGCGCGGCGAGGTTGAAAGTCACGCCACGATCTGTCTTGCGGTTACCCGCAGCGATGACCATCCACTCGGCAGGGATGCCGAAGTCTTCTGGAGTCAGGCACAGCTGATACGCCGCAGCTTGCACAGCAGGTGGAGCCGAGGTGATCTCGTCTAGGAACAAGATACCAGCGCCGTCAGCGGGCAGGAAGTCAGGGCGTGCCCAGTGTGTGCGGCCTTCCTTGACATGAGGGATACCACGCAGGTCAGTTGGATCCATTTGCGCCAGACGCAGGTCAACGATACCGCGCCAGTTGGACACATGCTCAGCCAGCAGTTGGCTTGTCTGAGCTACAACATCGGACTTGCCGATACCTGATGGGCCACGCAGGAAGGTGGTGCGCTTGCGGGTGTTCTCGTTGAGATACTTCTTGACGAGGATGGGTGTTACGTGTGAAATTCTCACGGTAGTTCTCCGATTAGTAAACAAGTTTTACCGCAGGGCCGCTGCGGAGCCGGTTATCGTGGAGCGTGCGTGTGCAGCTCCGCTTTTGCTTTCAGGTACAACTCGCGAGCAAGCTCTGCGGTCTTTGCGTACCCGATGTGTTTTCCATTTATTCTAGCCCCCCACTTGCTACCGCGAGGGACATGGTGAACGCCTACGTATGGGTTTAATCCCTTGGGATTACGTAAGTTTTGCTGGTTCTGTGCGTTCGTTGCCTCACGCAGATTGGACAACCTGTTATTCGTTGGGTCGCTGTCTTTGTGGTCAACCTGCGCAGCAGGCCACACACCATGAACATAGAACCACGCCAATCTGTGTGCAAGATACTTCTTCCGTTTAATGCTCACATACACCCTGTTGGTTGCGTTGAGCGTACCGGCTTCTTTGCCTGCAACTTTGCGTGCGCCGCTGTCTACCAACCAAGTGAACACTCCGGTTCTTTGGTTGTAGTGCAGTATGCGACGTACTTCGTCGTGTGTGAGTTCTGAGTTCATGGTATGTATTATACACGCATATGCGTATACAGTCAAGCTAATCCCACGGGATTACTTCTCTTCTTCATTGAGAGCAAGCTGGGCGTACTCGGCAATGGTGAACTGCTTGACTGCGCAGCTGTAGTCGCGTGTAGGTTTATTCCGCTTGTGTGTTTTCTCTTGCCAGTCGTATGAGACCGACTCGCCTTGACACAGCAGAGGGAATAACTCCATAGCCACCTCAGCAGGGAACACCATAGAACTGGGTATGTCTATGATGCAGTAAGTCTGTTGCTTAGCCATCAGTCCTCCAGCATTGAGTTGATCGAGTCAAGCAGGGCAGCGGTCTGAACGCTGACTTCCTTGCGCTTCTCGGGGTTGTCACGCAGTTGTTGTGGATGCGGCGTGATGTCGACCACAGTGCGAGCCAGTGCTGTAATGTCATCAGGCAACACATCAGCAAAGTCTTGCAGCAGGGCGATCTCCTCCATGATGTTCTCGCACACAGAGTCACGGAAGATAGGCGGTCTGATCTCCGTGATACCCGTGCGCTTGTTGACTGTCTCCCTGTCGGTCTTGTTGGTAATGTCGTGCAGCTTCTGCACCACATCCTTGAGCCGCTCCAGCGGGGCACGCAACATGTTGTCCATAGATTCCTTGGTGGCCTGCTCGACCTCGGCACGCAACGCATCCATCTCATCGTCCTGCATGGCTACACGGAAGTCCTGCGCGTCAGTGACTGGGCGATAGTGGACACGGAAGCGGAAGTCGCTACGCAAATCTGACAAGTCAGGGTACGCACTGGCATCGAACAACTCGCCTTGGCTGTCCTGCGCTTGCTGCATGACATTGCTCCAGTTGTTGAGGAACGCTGTGACGCACTGGTCGAACTCGACTTGGAACTTGCCGATGCGCTCGGTGAACTCCATGAACCGTGCAGTGGGTAGCAGATACTCGCCGCGTGTCCACATGTAGGTAGTGCCCTCGATGTAGGAACGGGCTGACGACTCGACCGACATGATGGGTTGCACCAGTGCCTTGGGGTACAAGTCCTTGCGGTACTGGCCCGCACCATGTGCGTTGTTCGCAGCCTCGGCATCGCCTGTGGCTTTCTCATCCTTCTTGGTCATCTGAGGCTTGCCGACACTGAGTGACACAAGCATGGCGTGGTTTTTGATAGACATAAATTTCTCCTGTAAAAATTAAACTATTTCAATGTAGCGTGATACTCGCACGTAGTCATCGGCTTCAAAGTCGTCAAAGTTATCGTGCTGATCGGTGGACTCCGCAATGTCGCTCGTATCTTCCCCTAGCCGCACAGATGAGTAAGCACCTCCACGCTGTACGCACTCTGGCATCATCTCTTTCTCTACGAACTTGGGAACCTCCAAATCTGGATACCACTTTATTTCGTCGAACTTCATCAGCAATACATAGTTGCCATGTCGCTCGTGGGTCGAGAACGCGGTGGTAAACCAATCGCGGTCACGGGCATCCCAGTCTGGTAGTAAAGCGCAGAAGCGATTCATCGCTGTAGTGTGAAACGCGTCACGCACAAGCTCGTCCTTGAATACAAACGCGCAAGCAATTTCTGATCTGTAACCCATGTTGTTTCCTTTCTTAATCCCGTGGGATTAGTTGGTTAGATGTTGTCGCGGATAACTTGGCGAACAGCGTCCGCAAAGTCTGTGTCGTCGGAGTCGATCTTGATGGTGCTGTTGCCCTGCAATTCCTCGACCTGCTCTTTCAGTGAGTCAACCTCGGACTTGAGATCAACGAAGTCCTCGTTGTTGTTGATGTCGAAGGGGTCGTTCTCAATCCTAGTCATGCGGCTGTCGATGCCGTCGAGGTGCTCGTCAGATACGCAGCGCACTTCCTCGCGGATGTCGGTGTTGAACTGCATCAGCTTGAGCACAGCAGCGGCGAGTGCGTCTGCATCCAGCGCCATCTCGGCACTGCTCTCTGCTTTCAGTCTGCGAATAACCTCGTCTGCGACAGTCGTGACGAGTTGCTGCATGGCAGCGTTGATGATGGCGTTTGTGTCCATGTGAATCTCCAGTAAGTTGGTAAGTTAATAAGTTAATCCCGTGGGATTAGGTTTCCGTCTATGGCTGGGCGCTCTCCCAGTCCATAGTCATTATTGTAGCACAATACCCGTGGCTTGTCAAGTCAAGCAGGTCTCAAGTCCAGTCGCAGTTGGCCTTTGTGCAGCCGCTGCTCAATGCTGTGTTCTACTTGGTGGATCAGGTTTTCGATGACTTCGGTGCGCGATGCGTCGTCGTCAAGAATCGTGCTCTCGTACCTAGAGCAGAACTCGCGCTCGTCCTCCACGGGCTCGCCGTCCTCGTCCAGCGGTGCAACGCTCGCAGTCAGCCAGTGCCAGTCGTCGTCGTACCAGCCCTTGAGAAACGCGTAGTCCTTCTCGACAATTTCCATGGCCTTCTCTGGGTCAGGGAAACCCCACTCCGTCCGCGCAAGATGCAGGGATGACAGCACATCGTAGTAAAGCCCAGAGCCGAAGTTCCTGTCTGATTTGTGCAACACACGCATCATACGCAGTTGAGTTTCTACCTCTAAGTCGGGCTCGCAGTCAAGTATGTGCTGCTCCAGCTGCCCCTCGCTCGTCGGATTCCAGTCCATCCGCTCGGTCACGCCGTAGCCGTCGTCCTCCAGCGGTGAGCCCGAGTCGTTGTCGTAATACCACACTACGCTGTATCGCTTGCCTGATTTGTGGGTATAGATTTCTGTGTGAACTGTATCGGTCATCATGGTCTCCAGTAAAAAATGTCTAGGGCAATAGCTGCGAACGCAACTACATACACCAGCACGAGTAGTTTGTTGAATATCTTGCTCATCTCAATACTCCCTAAATTGCTTGATCGCCTCGGCAACAGTCGTGGTCTCAACCTCCACTAAGTCCCAATGTATGTTATGCCATGCCTCGTGGTCGGGCTTGGGTAGCATGTTTGCTGCATCCACGAATACCAACGCTTCCTCACGGGTATCAAACAAAAATGTCCAATACGCACCCGATAGTGTTATTCCTACTGCTAGCGTTTTCATCGCATTACCTCCCATCCAAAGGTTTCTACCATCGAAGGTCTTGAGTACCGTTTATCGGTCAGGCTGTGCATCTTCTTCGCTTCCGCTAGTGTCAGCCCATCCCACTCAACGTGCACTGTCTCCCCACTCAGCGGGTCTGTGACTTCAAGGTAAAACTTGTAGTATTCCTTGGTTGCTGTGATTGTGTTCATGTCAACTCCTCGGGTATCTCTACACCATCAGCACGCAACATCGCAACGCCCACAGCCCACGGTATGTGGTGCGCCTGTTCCCAATCCTTTGTGTCGCCGCTGTCGCTGTGCAAACTTATGGTGAAGTAGCAGTCGCTTTGCGCCGTGTCAAACGTCATGCGTAAGTCTATTGAGGTGTTGCCCTCGTCAGGTAATGAGCCCAACTCTTTTTCGTAGTCGTAGTACTCGTCGAACCCTTGCAGTAATGTCCATGTGTTTGTTTTCATGCTGTCCCCCTTATAAGAGTGGCCTGTCGGCGGTTACTTGCTCGAAATGGTTCTTGGTGCTGTCGATGAACATGGCTACCTGATTGACCGTGCAGTTCTCCACCACGTTCCATACGGTGATGTTGTCCACCATCCACTCCTCGACCTCCATCATCTCCATAATCTCATCGTAGGTAAGGTCGTCGGGGTAGTACGTCAACCATTCGTCCAAGGCAAAGCGCTCGGCTTTGCTAAGTTTGTTTTCTGTTATTGAGCTGTCCATGATTTCTCCTTCGTGTGTTGGTAAAAAGTAACCCTGTGCTTGCAGTAGTGCGGCGCAATCCAATCAAGGTTTGTCTCTTCGGCGTACGCTTCTGCTGCATCCATATCCATAAACCGTGCGTCACTTACGCTATGCACGATAGCTTCGTCATCAATGAACTCGATGACCCCGAACAATATAAGTACCTTCATTTGCTTTCTCCTGTAAGTTTGTTGGGTATCTCCACCTCGTCACCCAGTTTGCTTGCAACATAGCAGCGCATGGCTGCAATGAGTGGGGTTGGGCCGGTGCACCATTTGCCGTTGTTGTCGTAGTAGCTGTACCACTCCGCGCTATCTGGCGACGGGTCTACGTTAATGCGTTCCCGCTCAATGATCGGGCCACCTTGCGACCAGTCGGTTGAATAAAGGTGCGGGCAATTCTCAGCCCGCCATTTTGTGGCTCTGTCGCTAATCGCCAAGCCTTCACACTTCGCCACTGCCCAGTCAAGGGCTGCTCCTGTCAGTTCACTTGTTTTCATGATGTTTCTCCTCTTTAAATGATGCTATCCAGTGGCACAGGCAAGCGGAGGCTTCGCGCTTGTCCATGTCAAAGTCGTGTTGTAAGTAGGCTTCAGCGCCCCACATGTTTGTGGATCCGCTGTCCCGCAGGGCTACCAAGTAGTCGGCCACCTCGGGGGTGTACTTCTCAGGGGCTTGGGTTGTCATATCATTTTTCCTTTCTTAATCCCGTGGGATTAGCCGTTTTTGGGGTTGGTCAGGGCTAGGTGAGCTACCACAGCCGCGCGTACCTCGTCGATGTCTGGAGTCTCTAGCAACATGTCGAGGAAGTGAGTCGTCTGCATCAGTTCCATGAAAGTGTCGTTGTCGACGGCTTCCAGCGGAATGCCTTTTGTCATGTTGCGACGAGCCAAGTCAAGGCGATAGAGGCAGGAAGCAATAGTGCCACGGCGTGTCGTTTCCCGCAAACGGGGCTTGTCCACATCGTGTAGCTCGGCATTGGTTATTGTTAGCGCTTTTTGGGCGTACTGCTTGTACTCACGGGTTGTGATTGCCGAGCCGCTTTCGGCCTTGGTGACAAAGATGTTGTCTGCATCGTGTTGGGCCTTTGCAAATCCTGACCGGAAATAGCTGACGTGCCGCTGGGTCGACGATGAGTAGTACTGCGGGTTTACCCACAATTCATGCTGTTTTGTGTGGTTATTTAGCACATGTTCTGCAACGATCGTGGTGTAGCTGATGCCTATCGCAAGTCTGGTGAACAAGTCGCCGTGCGTGAGTGAGTTGGCAATATAGTCTTTGCTAGAGACCCTGACCTCCATGCGAGAACCTTTGCAGGGCTTGCACAGGCCAAGGGATTGGCCGATAACGGGATGTGAATATGACATGGTGAACTCCAGTAAGTAAGTGAATAGATAAGTGAAAGTATTTGTGGTGGGGTTACCCACCACGTAATCCCATGGGATTAGAACAGCAAGCCCTTGAGTGCTAGAGCTTCAGCACCGTAGACTTTTTCTTCGCCACATGCTGTGCACGTATAGCGTTCTGCATCCGGCTCGACGCCGTGTTGGTCATCGCCGCACGCTAAGCAAAAGCCGTGGTCGTCGTGCATAAGTGCCATCGCATAGGAAACGGATGGCCGATACATAGTCTTGCCTGACTTTGCAAGGTAGGTTGTGATCTCTTTTAACATGGTGAACTCCAGTAAGTAAGTGAATGAATGAAGAACCCTAATCCCGTGGGATTAGCGCCGAGCAAGACCGGATAACGCAGCAGCTGTCCGAATTCCTACTCGACAAACTACATTCTAGCACAATACTCGGGGCTTGTCAAGTCAGGCAATGGGTGTTTTTGTGGTCGGCTGAAAGGGCGTTTAGCAGATGTCGTGTTATCTAAACTGGAGTGAATTAGTCGGGTATTGTTATCCTGTGGGATTTTCTGAGAATTTGTTTTGCTTTTATAGGTAGATGCTAGAGTTTGTAGCAGCAATATAACCTTGCTAAAAGTAGGACTCTACACGCAAGTCGTTGATTTATAAGCTGAATCCGGCACTTTAGTAGATTAGTTAGTTTTTTTGAGATAAGAGAGAACCCTCACGGGGGGTTGGGGGGAACTGGGCCAGACACCTCGACAGAAACAGAGACACTTTGGAATTTCTTGTATATATTATATTAACTAATCTACTAAACTAACTAACAGGCTCTTTTTGCCCGTCTGTCGGTCGCAAGTCGTTGATTTATAAGGCTTTTTAATCCCACGGGATTACTCGCAGTTTAATCACTATAGAACACGCTTTTGCAAATTTCGTAAGTCGTTGATTCTAAAGGATTTTCGTCTTCTAAAGCCCTACGTCTAGCATGGTTACTTATTCGTCGCCCATTTGTCGCCCATTTGTCGCCCATTTGTCGCCCATTTGTCGCCCATTCGTCGCTTTATCCCATGGGATTAAACGCAGGTCGTCGCATATCGGGATTTGATAGTAGTGGGGGTGATAGTAGTAAGGTGCCGCCCTGCATGATAGTAGTGATAGTTTGGGCGAAAAAAAACCGCCAAAAATTGGCGGCTTGAAAACCCCCCTTGGGGGGTTTGGGGTTTAGGCGCTGGCTGACCCTTTAATGATCCGCCCCTTGACTGCCTTGTTTACGGTATAACCTAATTCAATCATACGCGCGACAATCTTGCCGTGAAATACTGAATCCGCAAAATACGGTTCCAAATTATCTAACCACTGGCTGAACCCGTCAACCTCTGACATAGTGACGGCGGCGGCTGGCGCGGCGGCTTTTGGTTTTGCGCCGCCTCCGGTTTTGCGGCCAAGTCCGTTAGCTTCGCGAACTTGCTTCGCGGCTTCCCGCATTGCGTGCTTGGGGAGGGTTACCGCGTCAATTGCGACAATATGCGAATCTTCGGTTTTACCGTCTTTCCCGATAATTGCTACAGTGACGGGGGTTTGCCCGGCGGCGTGTAAGGTTAACGCATCTTTAAATAACGCGCGTACATTGTGCCCCGCTGTTTTGAAATCGTCCGCGTACAGTGAAACAACCGCGTCAATTCTTGCCCCAATTTCTGTAGCGGGGTTTAATTGTTTTGCGGCCATACCGGCGGCTTCTTTGCAGCACTGCAACATACTAGCGGCGGCTTTTCCGGCTTTGATAATTAGCGCGGCGGCTTTTTCATCGCGTGAGCCGATAACGGCGGGAGTGTTCGCGGCGGCTTTGGCCATAGCGTTTTTAATAGCTGTCATTTTAGAGTCCTTAAGTAATCAACCGGAAAACCTCCGGCGGGGTTATGCCTCGTTGGCATGCGTTGATTATAGCGTGTCTAGCGGGTATGTCCACCATTAATCCCACGGGATTTTCACGCCACGCGTGATAGTAGTCGGCGGGTATCGTCCCTCCGTCTGGCGCAGGTCGTCGCATACTGGAGGCTTACGCGAACCTTACAAACTAGAGGCAACGCATGATAGTAGTGATAGTTTGGGCGTGAAAAAACCCACCTAGGTGGGTTTCTTTGGTTTGGGTTTCAGACCCATTCGAGGTCGAAGACCGATGGGAAATACTCTTGAGAGAATTCTTCGACCCAGACCCGCCCTGTGCTGGCTGGCTTGTGTGGTGCGCGACCACCACTGATGGTGCAGGGTTCACCTCGGAATGTTTTCACGATATCCCCAATTCGCACGGGCTCTCCCGTGGTCATGCTGCGCAGGGTTTTCAACTCAGATATGATAATTTGATTCATGATGGTTTCCTTAGAGACCCGCACGAGCGGGTCTCGGTTTGGTTTAAGAGCAGACAATCTCGTACTTGGCAACTTCTTTGATCTCGACCCCAGTCTGCACTCGCTTGCAAGTTTCGCTGTCGTCTTTGATGTTTGCCTCGATTGTCAGGGTAAATTCGACCCCACCAATTTTTGTCTTGAAATGGTACGAACGGGTCGCGCATGAACTGTCGGCATAATCGCGACTCTTTGTTGCCTCTAAGCCCATGGACAGAATAAATTCTGCGATGGCCGGAATGGTTCCAGTGCTCAGAGAATCGACAGAGTCGTCGATGGAAACATGCAGACTGTTGTATCCAGTACCCCATGATGTGGGATTAGAGTAAGTGTATTTTCCGAAACCCTTCGACTCGCAGAATTTCGCGATGGTATTTGCGACTGCATACGCTGGCTCGAATGCACTCGC